TTAAGCATATCGCAGAGGGTCTTGATACCTTAAATAAACATTTGGAAAAAATGGATAAGCAGGTACAGCAAAACAGGCTAGATATTGAAGGACTTAAGCACTAAGATTTGATATACTATAAGTCTACACTCGTTTTTTCGTTCGTTTGAATTGAAACCCTCTAATTAAAACCTAGAGGGTTTTTTATTTGCAATAAATATGTAAAGCCTTTTATCATATTGGTTATGAAAGTAGCAAATCTACAAACAAAAAGAAAAAAAAATTACACGCAAGAGTTATATTTTGACGTTATTGACGAAATCAAAAAGCAGTATGGAGATGGTATTTTTAGGGAAAAGCCGAATCTGTTCGCTCAAGTGGCTGAGTTAATGAATGAAGGTAAGCCAACGCAAGAATCTAAAATCGAAAAAAGAAGACAAACCCGTATAGAGAATCTCCAGAAAATTAAGCCTTTGCCTATGTGGACTGGTCGCAAGGTTTCAATTCAAAAACCTGAAAGCCAAGCTATTAAAAATTGCATTTTAGAATTAGGGCGTAAAGTAGAAAGGTTCACTAGGGCAGAAGCTAAAGAGGCTTGTAAGGGTGTTATCTCCGATGTTGATTCAGTCGATTCTGTTTTACATTCACAAATCATCTACATGCTTAATCATGGGCTGATAAAGACCGTTGCTAAGGGATTGAAAGAGACTTTAAAGAACGGTAAGAAAAAGATTAATTATTATGCTTTATGTTAAGATACTTTTAGCTATTAAGTTTTAACTGCGGAGCGGGGAAAGTTTAATAGCTTTAAGGGCAGGTGTCCGAGTGGTTAATGGAGATAGACTGTAAATCTATTGGCTTTTTGTCTACGCTGGTTCAAATCCAGCTCTGCCCACCATGTTATAAAAAAAAAAGCACTAGGGGAAAAATTGAAAAACCTAGTGCTTTTGTGTTTTGGAAGGAAAGAAAAAAAACCGTTTAAAAGGTTTCATAATTAATATACCACAAAAACAAAAGCCCTGCAAAGCTGGGGGGCAAGCAGGGCTAAAATCCAAGATTCTTTCTCGACCACTTGGGTACCTTGAATCATATTTATATTATATATGAAATTGGGTTTAAGATTTAGTTAAACTTTAAAGGCTTAAATGTTTTACCATCAAATATCAAAGCCTGCTTTCTATTTTTGCTTAAATCTTTTTTGCATGAAACGTGTACCCATCCTGAGCGTGGGTCTTTTGGATTATAGAACTCTAGAATTAGCTGGTCATAACTAGGGCATATCTCATGAATAATCTGGGCTAATCTGTAATTACTCACAGATGGATGTTCAAGGTCTACGGCTTCACAGGTTAAATGCTGAGACGTTACAGAGCCGCCTATGGCTTTGTTTAATGCAGGCGATCTATACCAGCTATTCGGACTAAAGGCTACACCTAGATGTTTCCTAACGGGGTCAAGAATTACCTTAGCTGTGTTCTTTGCATTTTCAATACCTTCTTTAGCAGGCGTGTTGTCAATGCCTAACCTAGTAGCCGTCATAGATTTACCTATTTCTGAGTACCAAAAATATTCTGAGATTCTGTAATCCATTGTTATATTTTACCCCTTATTTGATTTAAGTTGTCCTGAAATACCGAACAACTAATAAAACCCTTTAGCTATCAGCGTTTGCTTATTTGATGGTTATTTGATTCAGGTTCAATTATACCCGTCTTAAACCTGAACTATACCTGAAAATCCCAACGACATACCAACGACAAAAGGCAATCGCTGATTGGGTTTCGATCATGTTCCTGACGTCGGGAATATGGTTTTTAAAGACCATGCAGGGCGATGACATTAAGCTAGAAAATTTTCCAAGTCTCCAAGAAAATCAAACTGTTCCCCTGAAAGACTATTGATGATCTCATCTTCTTCTTGATCTTGCTTGATAGCACAATCGTAGAGGTGGCTATACAGGTTGTTTAATTCTTCGGCTAGTTCGTCTATTTCCATTTAGGATTCTTAAATCTATTCCATCCAACAACTGCTAAGTAAGCAGCTTTCCGCCTCCAAAAAGGAAAGCCATCTGCTTTTAAAATAAATTCAAATAATTTATGGGTAACTTCTTGGCTCTTGATTTGATAGCAGCATAAGGCATCGTGGAATAAAGCAGCTCTTAAAGTGTTTCCTTCAAATGGTTCACCAATAATAGGCTGTAGCCATTTAGGTATGCTCATTCCATCGGTTAGATAGTCTTTAGGAACTACTGCCTCAACACCATGCAGTTTATGTTTGAGCTTGGTTACCTTAGTATGATAGTGCTTTTTGACACGCATCATAAGCTTGACTTGCGAGAAATCAGGCTCCAAGTCTTGGGTAAAATCAAATTCGCTAAATTCTAGCATTTTCGTCTAATTAAAAAGTTCACTGCTGACATTTTCTCCTACAAAAAAATGCCATTATTTACATTTTTTACCAGTCTTAGGAGCTGGTGCTGATTTTTTAGGTGCTGTTTTTGTTCTAACTTTCATAAAGAAATTATATACTATTCTCGTTCATTTTTTACTCTCCACATGACAAGCAAAAGAAGCAGCTAAAGCACAAATGCAAACAACTAAAAGCCCGAAAAGTACCCAAATTAAATAAGGTATAAATGAAACGGCATAAGTGTTTAAAAGCTCAAAAACTAAATATGTGCCAATGCCATACACGAGAAAAACCGCTAATGCTTTTAAAAAGTTAATTAAAAATCTCATTCGTCTCCTTTTAAGTTCACGTACAAACAAGCAGCCAGAAAAAGAAATACAAGCGATTTAGTGATCCAACCCATTACGGGGTCTTCTCCATAAGCCCTATCTAGCCCCATGATTAAAGACCCTTGCAGCATTGCGTTAAAATGATCTCGTGCTTTCATTTCTTAAACCCCAAATCCTTTAATTCCTTCACGTAAGTTAAATCATATTTGTTTAAATTTTCTCGAATTTCGACTAAATTGTAATTAAATTTTTGCAGCGATGCCGTATCTATAAATACGTATCGCATTTTCGCCCAACTATAAGTTACAAAAGTGTATGTTTTGTTGTGCCAAGCTGCCATTAACTTTTCAATTCGTTCAGATAAACCGTTGTAATTGAGAGTTAATTGCAAAATTGAGTCTTGACAAGCCTTTAATTCGTTTTTTGATGCGTCTTGCAGATATTCGTGCCTGATGGTCGATAGAAAAGATTCAACAGCATCCTTATTGATTTTTTTCCTCTCGGCTCGCTCGTAAAGTCGTCTAGAAAGGAAAGGATGATACATGAGTGTTTGGTGTAGCTTGACAGGCTCTAACCAGTTATCGGAATAAAGTTTATTTTCCCTAAGTAAAGATTCGATTTCTTTTAAAATTCCTAAATTAATTACGGTGTTGTTTTTTTCAATTAGCATTTTGTTTTCTCCAATCCATATCTCGCTAGTAACAAAGCCTCTGCAAGCCCATCTTGTTTCTCTCTACACCGAGGCGGGATTAAATTAACTGACGGGTAAAGCTCTTCTGCTTTGGCTATAGCTTCTTTTTTATCATCTCCTATGTCAAAGTGTGATTTCCAGTAAGCGGCTTGAACTCGCAGGATTTTACAAGACTCGGCTTCGCAAACTCCTAGTATCCTGCCTAAGTTTTCGCCTGTTGTACCCGCTACAATCGTTCCATTAATCCCTGAATAAAAAGCTTTTTCTATGACCACTAGATCAGGGTCAAAGTCCTTAACCAAATCACTAATCGCTTTAGAATCAATGATTTCTTTCTTTATATAAATAGTTTTTTTTTGTTTATGAAGTTTCTTTTCTGCCTTGGTCATGTCCCTGACTAATTTTTTGGTTTTAGTTTCTATTTTAGTTAAAGGCATCCTAATTAAATCTCGAATGATAAAGCCTTCTAAAAAGCAGATACCGCCTTGCAATCCAGGGTCAATGCCGATTACTTTAATTCCTTCAAAATTTAAGTGTGTTATGGTCATTTATTCTCCAGTCTAAAGCGATGATAAGCTTTATCGTTAATTATCAAAGAAGTTCCCTCGGGCAGCCTTAATTCTACCCATTTGAGACACCTAATGAAATCTGACGAGGGATACATTTCTCTAATTCTGTCTAGTTCCTGCTGTGTTTGAAGAACTAAAGTTCTAATCGGTGGCTTTGGTTTTTTCATCTGCTCCCTTTTTAAGATTTAACGTGAAGATAGACAAATTATGTCCTCTTCCGAATTCGTAACCTTCTAAGTTGTAGCCAAGTAGATTCAGTGCTTGGATGGTTTCTTCATTGGTTAATTCAATCCTGATCTGCTCTGGTTTTCTTGGCACTGGCATTGTTTTTTCTCCTGTGTAAATTGTGTTGCCTACAGACTCTTCTACTTGCCAGTAAGTAAGGCTGAGCTCCTCCCCTTTACCAGCACCACTTTCCCTAGTAAATATAAATGTTAATTGACCATATTTATCAAGCAATTGCTTTTTATAGCTTATTTTACCTATACCATCTAGGTATTTATAGCTATAGACACCACCAACCAATAAATCTTCTGTTTTCATTCAATCCTCCTTGTTTTCCATTTTTTCAAGACAAATCGAGACTTCGTAGCCATCTAGTATGAATGATTCGCTATTGTCATCAAGGCTTGTAAATCTATATTCTTCTTTATCCAACTTTTCTACATACTTCACTTTTGATGAAGTACCGTCACCGCGATGCTTAACATATATCGAGCCGATGACCAAATCTTTACCGCTTAGGTCGTTATAAAACACTTTTATTGATGTCATTCAATCCTCCTAAAACTCTAAGTTTAAAACCCTGTCTCTATCGATGTTTACTATTTTCTTTCCCCTGAAATACCTAATCTTAGAGTATGTAGACGGCTTTGTAATTAGATTTATAATCCCTGCTCCACTTGTTACTGGCGTAATGTTTATATAGTATCTTCCTTTCTTTAGCCCCTTAATCTCATACTCTGTTTTTTCTTCAAAGGAATAACTTGGTACTATTTGGCTGGAATCCTCGGGATTATCTACATTAACAAAGTTTAATACCATTCCCTTAAGGACGGGAATAGTACCAGTGACCGTTACAGTATCGTCTAAAAATTCTTCACCTAAGGTTTCAGATAAAGCTCTCAAATCGTCATGCTGAAAGCCTAAATTCGGTTTAAAACTAACCATTAATCCTCTTGGTTGTGCTGAGCCTTCACCTGCTCTGAAAGGTTGAATGTGATCTATGCCGATGGAATGAAATATCTCGTGAATGATAATCCATGCTAAACGCTCTGCACTAGAGGCAGTACCAGCAGCACACAAGCCACGATTAAGCCCTCCATCTGATAATCTATAAGCAGGGTCTACAAATGAAGCTCCTGTATTGTTGTAGATACTGGCATAGGCTACGGCTATTTCATTAGTTAAAGGATTATAAGCTATGTCTATATTCTTTCTTTCTTTTAACACAAGCGGATAAGGCTCTAAAATTTCAAAAACTCTGTCGATGACTTCTTGCGGGTATTCAGTATCAATCACTAGCTGCACTGGTTTAGTTCCAGCCCAGTAAGCTTTTTTCCCTTCCGACCAATGATAAACCGCCGCTTGAGCCTGATTAAGCCCTACTGCAAGTAAGCTAGTTAGTAGTGTTATTTTTTTCATAAATCTCCTTTAGTTTTTCAAGCATTTCCATCTGTTTGATTAATTCTTTCAAATCCTCTATGTGTTTATTTATTTTTTCTAACACTTCTTTTGTGTTAAAACGCTTTTTGGCTTTTGAGTAAAAATAAATTTTGGATTCTGGGTGCATTAGCTCCGAACTCGATAAGCATATTTGCTGATTTTCCTCAACGCAAAGAATCGCTACTTCTTCTGGGTACTCTGCTAGATTGGCTCCAGTAGCTATTAGGGTTCGCTTATTCTCGGAATCCCACAATCTATAAGTATATTCAGGATTGACTTTAATTAAATCCATTGCCATTTCCTTTATTTCTTCTTTGTTCATAATTTAATTTCCTTTGTTTTTCCTTTTAGTTTAACTTGAAACACCTATTTAATCTTTCAACAACTGCTTTTTTTTCTGCCTGCTCAAAAGCTTCTAAATCAAACTGGCATATAGTGATTGAGTTTAGAAAGTTAAGATAGCTCTTAATATTTCCAAGTCCTACTACAGTGTTAGTATCTCCGTCTGCTATAGCTTTTAAACTCATTTCATTTACGAGTTTTAAAGAATCTTCTAAGTGTGATCTGTTAATGTAAATCATTTATTCACCTCACTTGAGCTAACCCAATTTTCAGGGTACTTTAAAAGTTCCACATGACTCTCAAACTTAATTAATTTTTGAGGAAACAACCCATAAAGAAATGTTTTTATAAAATCATCGTTGAAATCTTTAGCCGTAAATCTAAGTTTTTCTTTTGTGTATTGAATTCTAATAAGAAGTTCTTCTGCGTAATTTAGTTTAAATCGTTTTCTTGTTTCTTCATTCATTTTGATTCTTAAAGCTTCTAACTTTAATGGCGTTGGCTCCTGCCATATATCTTTAACTAAAGATATTAATTCAATTCCATTATCCCAAAAGTTAGTTTCCATTATTTTTCATCTCCTAAAATTTCCTCATTACACCAAATTTCCTGATATTCATAAACTTTAGAAACTTCTCCAGTCCATAAAATTTCAACTTGATAACGGCTGGCGTTTTCTTTGTTAATTCCTAGTTCCTTAAAAAGCTCAAGGCATTTAGACTCTACTTCGGCTATTGACTTTTTCAAAAAAGTACGATTACCCATGCGAAAAAGATGCCTAGCTTGGGAAAATCCCCCTAGTGCAAAAAACTCAGCGGCACTTACCTTTAATGAGCCTTGATAAAATTTTTCCAAATCTTCTTCTTTAAACTCTGTCATTATTTCCATCTCCATTTATCAAAGCCCTAACCAATCCAGCTCTTCCTTCTGCTTCGATCTTAACGCCTTTTTTAAGAGCTTCTCTTTTCAGAAAACGCCATTCCTCATCAGTAGCCGTTAAGCCGTGGCGTACTCTGTCTTGTTTTTCAACTTTTTTATAGACAGGTTTAATTTCCCCTGCCTTGTATCTAGCAATTAAAACAGTCAAGAAGTTATCAGGAAGCTTGTTGTTGTTGACTTTGTATTTATCTACTGAGCCGATTTCTAGATTGACGATTCTAACTTTCTTCATTGCGTAACCCCTAAATCTTCAAATTCTACGTATTCCTCATCCCCTCTGAAATCTAAATCAATTGAAAATATTAGTGGTTGAATATAGAATCCTTCTAATCTCATTGAAGCACTCAATCCAAGATAAGCATTAATCTTTTGGTAATCCTTTAAACTAGAATGAATACTAACAATGTATTCAAGCAGTTTTTCCATATTATCAAAATCATCTAGCCATTCGACTAAGGTATCTAGTTTTTGGCTTTTAAGGTATTGGTGAAATTCATCATAGTTAATTTGAATTTCAATCGATTTTACTCGCCCTATTTGTTTAAGTGTTTTTTTTGTCATTATATTTGCTCCTTATCCAGCTCTCTCTGAGCCTCGGCTTTAGGGTCTATTTCGTCCTTCTGGGATAAAGCTATTTTATTTTCTAGCCAAGAAATCATCTCGGCTAGTTGTTTTTCTGTAGTCGCCCAAATCCCTGATTCATCTTCCCAATGGTCAAAGTTAAAAAACAAATAGATCCCTTTTGTTGTTAAATGAATTGCTGCTTGTTCGACTTTTGAACTCTCGTTAAAATCCATAACTCTATTTACTAGAGTTTCTACAAGACATCGGACATCATTGTTTAGTTTCATTAGAATGGTATCTCCTCGGTTTCTACTGCTGTTTTAGCTTTAGATTTAACTAAATTGTCTTTCGCTAAATCAATCTGTCCTTGAGTAACAGGAGCTTTCTTAACTGAACTAGGCATAATTCTAGGAGCTTGCTTCTTTAATTTCTCAGTAAACCTTGCATCCTTCTTAGAAATTACATATTTCTCATAAAAGCTAGCTGCATCAGGAAAAAGCTCATCAGACTGTGCTAAATCCTCATCTGAAAAATCAATATCTGCTATTTCAGTTACTGGTGTGCCGTAATTCTCTAGGAATTTAGCCGAGACATAATCATTTTCTTTGAGCCTGATGGATAGTCTTTCTTTGTCTAACCAGCCTTGAATTGGGAAATACAAGCCAAAATCAGTAATTAAATCACCGCCAACGCTGACACTGCCTTTTTCGGTTTGATTAACAAACAGTGTAATGTCTGCTTTTTCGATTTCATAGCTAGTGCCGTCATCTTTAGTAATGGTTTGCTTTTCTGGCTCTTTACCTTCAATGAAAAGCTCGATCAACTGTTTACCATTTTTAGTAACTTTTTTTTGTCCTTTGATTGAGGCGATAGCTTTTTCTCTGTAATAGAAGTAGCCTTCCATTTCCTCGTTTTCATTTTTCCTGATTCCAATTATTACGTTTTGTGCTTTCATGTTTTCTCCTTTTAGAAAATTTGTTTAACTGGTTTTGCCGCTGGCTTTGCTTCTGCTGCTGGCTCTTGTGAATCTGGGTCTTTGCCGTCATCTATGGCTAGTAAGCCATTTAAGGCATATTTACGAGCATAGGAGGAAGCGGCACCTGTTACCTGTGCTTCGTCCATTCCCTTTTTACTCTCTGCTTCTCTAGCATAAGCTGAGGCAGTGATAGTTTCAATTTGATTATTCTCAAAATCCGTAACAGTACCATTTGACAATACAGCCGTTGCCTTAACATAAAATCTACCACTGGTTTTAATGTTACTGTTTGAATCTTTTTCGTCTGGGATTCTAGTTATCTCACTTGGCGATTCAATAAAAATAATTTCATCGGTCAAAATTAAATTCAATCCTAAATTTAATTCCTCGTTTTTATCTTTAAAAGCTCTTAAAATGCTTTCTGCCGTCCGATAATTATAATTCCCAAATTTGTTTATAGCATCTTTAGGAACTTTTAAGGCTTGCTGGATTTTGTGGAGTTTTTCGTAAAGGCTCATTTATCACCATCCCTAAGCCCTTCCAGGTATCCATCTTTTTTCCCAAGTGCATAAACTTTATGGAGTAGTGGCTCTACCCAACTAAACTGCCTATTTAGGCTAGCATATGCTGGCTCTTCGCACGATGTAGCTTCCTCTGCGATGATTACCTCATTGTGGGTTACAGTGAAAAGGCTTTCCCTTTCCTTTTCGTTCCAAATGGTTTCTATTTTTAGCCCTTTAATTTCCATCTTTCCCTCCAAATTGCAGATACATTTTTTCGTAAGCTGGTACTGCTTCCACGCCTTCGACACTTTCACCATCTTTGAGGATGGCTTCTTTTAGCTTAGAGTTATCAAGTTCTAAGCTAATCTTTTTTTTAAAGAACTCTTTAGGTACTAGAGTTTTATCATAAATATTTATAGACGGAGCTAAAGATTTAAACTGAACAGTTCCCTGAAAAGTCTTAAGATTTTTGGATTTGCTAAAGTCTATCTGACTTCTAGCAAAGGCTTCTGCCTCTGCTGAAAATCTATTGTTTAGGCTTTCTAGCTTTGCTTCTGTTTCTTTAAGCATAGCCTCTGATTGAGACTTAATAGTTTCGATACTGCTATTATACTCTCGGACTTTTCTCAGATACCATTCAAGGCTTTTTATATCGTCTATTTTAAAAGTTTCTTCCATAATTTCCTTTCCTTGTTGTATTATAGCATATGTTATTATGTCAATGTTAAGAATATTCTTGATAAATATATAATTTCTTTTTGTCTTCTTTATTTAAAAGAGCTACTTCCGCAATTCGCCTATTCTTTAAGCCTGAATGAGAAGCTAAGCCCTTGTTTACTTTTTGTCTCATTACCCAGCTAGCACCATCTTTGTTTCCGCTAGCCGCTAATTTAACGGCTTTAGTGCAGCCATATCTACCAGCGTTATAGCAGTAGCTAACAAGTGCGTCATGTTCATTTTGTTTAGCACTTGGAAATAATGATAGTACGTGCTTTGAATCAAGCTCCAAGTGCTTAACCATTCTAGATGTAGCCTCGGTCTTGTTTACGCACTCCCATCTATCCTTAGCCTTAGTTCCATAGCCGTTAGACCACTGGCTTACATCCCAGTAAGCACAGCTGGAAAAGCCTTCTAGGCTGATTATGAATAGTAATAAAGATTGATTAATCATGCCATCACCTCATCGAATTTAGCTTTAAGCTCATCGGGGTAGTTTTCGTGTAGCCATAAAAACATTTCATAAATAGAGTTGCTGCTAAAAATTACAGCATTTGACTCTAGCTCATTCACTCCTGCCTGATAAACTTCAAACTCTTCTTCCGAATGTGTAGTTTTATAAAACTTTCTGAAATAAAGAGCATCAATCCCCACTTTCTTGGGCAAGCAGTCTTCTAAAGCTGCTTTTGGGATGATTGGAATAACTAAACCAACAATCCCATACTTGCTCATTCGGTACTTTATCCCATCTTCGATAGATATTAAAGATAGTCCTGTTCCGTGGAGGTGTATTCTAATAAACGTCTGGTTTAAGTTGTATTGATCTCTATATTCATACAAGCTTTTCCAGCAAACTTTACTGAAATCATAACCAAGTTCAAGAATCTTTTTAGATTCCTCGTAAGTTAAATTTAGTTCAATCATGCCATCACCTCATCGAATTTAGCTTTAAGCTCATCGGGGTAGTTTTCGTGACACCATATGAAAGCTTCAAAGTTAGAAAACCATTCTTTAGTGAGCGATTCGTCGCGACAATTAGCCCAGTATAGCTCCCCCATGAATTTACGAACATGATAAAACAGATGACAACCTTTTTTTAATAAATAATCAGGCAAGCACTTTTCGAGAGCTGCTTCTGGGATTAGTGGGATTATGCCTGAAGCTGGACTTGACTTCAAGTGGTAGGAATAAGGCTCACTCATTCCAGGATTCCACATGGTCATAATTTCACCACAGGAATAAAGAAAAGTAAGCGTGGTCGCTTCCTCGTTATTCATTACCATTTCTCGACATTCAAACTTAGTACAGATAGAGCTAAAATCATAGCCCAATTCAAGAATCCTTTTAGATTCCTCGTAACTGCAATTTAGCTCTAGCATTATCTAACCCTCCTAATCCCAGTCTCAGCAAGTAAAGGCTCGTTATAATAAGGGTCACGTATGCCTGAATGAAAAGTATGGCTAGCTATTTGAGTTTTCTTACTTTGAGCTTCGCTTTTTTTCATTGCTTTAATTTCAGCTTTCGCATCCCTTACAAGTGTCTTAGCTTCCTTGTAATTAGACTTAGCAGTCTTCAGGTTGTAATCAGATTCCCTTAAATACTGTTCCTTGATTGCTAGTTGTGTTTCTTTGATGTATATGTTTGGCAGATCAGTTGCTAATGCAGCTTGACCTAAAAGTATTAGTGAT